CATGCCGCCACCGCCACCAGAAGACATGGAAGATCCAGGTCCAGGTACAACTGGAGCATCTAATTGTTTTTGTAATTGTCTAATTATTCTATCTCCATCATTTTGTGGTATATGACCACTTGGAAGAGTATCTACATTTTTTACGCCTAATCTATTAGCTACTTGCTGTGCTGTAGTTACATTTGAATTTGGGCGGACATCCAAATATGCTTCAACTATTCTTCTTTGTGCTGCATTTGCATATACTGGCCCACCTTGATTTACAGCTATTATTCTTTGTGGTTGGGGTTCTTGTGGTTGTTGTGGCGTTGGACCTACGATTGGAATCGCTGGAATCACTGGAGTAATTGATTGTGTAGTCTGGGGAGTCGATTGTGGGAAACTATAATTATATACTGTTGGTAACGGTGGAGGAATCTCTGGGGCATAGCTAGGAGGACTCACAGAAAGAATAGCCTCTTCTACATTATTTAAAGTTCCCTGCGAATAAAATTTCTCATAAGCATATGTAAACACTACTCCAGGAATAAGTGAATTGGTTGAGCTATTAGTCAACCTAAATGCCTTTTCACCGGAAGTAAATCTATCTCCAATTTGATTGATATTGTCTGTATTTGGTATTCTAAATGATCCAATTACAGTACCAGAGTCATCAGTAATTAATTTTATATCTTTAACTATTGCAGTGGCATTACTGGTTTCTCCTATTAATTTCATTCCAATTTTTATATTTCCATAAAAATTGGATTGACCCTTATAAGAAAGACTAAAAGTATCAATATTTAATGTACTTGAAGTAGTGGAATATACAGAAGGTATGATTTGATTTCTATCATAAGGATTTGTATTATATTTTTTAGTTGGATTATTATATGGGCCAATTTTATGATCTGGCGTACATAATCTAAACTTACCTCCATTTTCCGACTCATAATTTGATGACCTAAAATAATCTAAAATGATATTTACTGCTGCATTGTTTGATGTGGTACTAATACCAATATTTGAATTTAAAGTTAAATTTTTTAAATCGGATATTGTTTCTATAGAGATTCCTTGTTGGCTCAATTTTTGCTTTAATATATCTGGAACTGTTCCTATACTAGAAACCCAAGAACCAAAAGAATCTTCTATTTTTGCATTAACGGTCTCGCCTACTTGGAAAACTCCACTAGTCATTTGAATTTCAACTAATTTTGGAATTATATGTCTATTTACATCTACATTATCAAAAAATGCATATAATCTAGTATAAGGCTTCATTCGTTCTGCTTTAAATTCTATATTCCTTCTTCTCATATAAGGAATTTGTTCTGTTGATATGAGATCTCTTGTCCACAAACTCCCTCCGTTCCATATTGGAGCAGAAAATCCGGTTTCTTCTGTATCTTCTGTTATTATAATTTGTTTTTGGGTCTCTGTTATAACTCCGTCTAAATCTATAAGATTAGTTTTTGTTTTTCTTTGGCTTATCCAAGTATCAGATGATGGACTTAATGTTATTCCCCCGACATATTCTGATGTAGAGTACGAAGTAACTTCAGTTACTCTCGTAGAAAATGGTTGAGTATTTTCTACTACTTCGGAATAATCCAATGTTATGACATTTCCAGTTTTCTTTATATTGCTAGAAATGAAATCATTTGAATAATTTATGTCTATACTTAAATCCTTATTTAATATTATGGAAGATTCTCCCAGTATTAAGTCGCAATTAGTAGTATAATGTGTTGGCCTTAGTTCATTATTTGGTCTGTCTATACTATTTTTTACTATTGTATCTTTCTGTTGATATAAAGTAGTACTAAAGTTGTCAACAAAAAAACCAGATTTGAATCTAGGATTCCCATTAGTGTCAAATATACCTAAATTTGCAGTTTCCTTTTCTAACAAAGACAGAGTAGAGTAATATTCTAAATTTTCTACTCTAGTCTCTAACTTGCCAATATCGGCCATTGTGTATCTTTTGTATTCATTTCTAACTATCGAAACATCACTAGCACTAAAAGTATATGCAGGAACATAAATTGTAGCTATTTCGATGGAATCATCTAAAGAATAAGGAAACTGAGTAGTCTCTGATGGTTCCCCATATTTCAACTGGAATAGTGCATCTTTTGAGAGGAATATCTTATCTACTCTAGGAAGATAAAATGAATAAGATAAAGTAATGTTTTCATCTGATGCAAGAATATATTTGGAAGAATTATTGTATGAGTCAGAAAAATTTCTTGCCAAAAATTCAAATGGTGATCTAGCCCCTTGTACTACCTGATATTCGGTTACTTTCGGTCTAATGTCTATAATATCACTATTTCTTTCTTCGTTGATATTGGGTATTTCCGAATAATTATAATTTTGATATGAATTTACAGTTGTTATGTCTCCAGTGTCAGACAAAGAATGAGATGATGATTCAAAATAAATTTTTATTTTTCTTGTTGGTTCTTTGTATGATGTTTTTCTGATAATTCTTGAGTAGTCATATATTGAATTTCTTTGTCCATCATCTAAAATATAATTTGATGTTATATCTTTATCCCCAATAGTAGTTGAATTTACAGTAGCAGTTACTTGGGAAGAATCAAAGGTTATTGTCTCTCCACGAATAAATGAATTGGAATTTAAATATATGAATCCTATTGTCCCAAGATCAATTTTTTCTGCATAAATTCCAACCGCGTTGCTTATCTCTCCGATAAAAATTTCTCCAAGTGAAATATCATTGGTACTCCCAGAAATACTGTTAATTTCTGCTAAAGTAATTTTTGGAGTTGTTGGATCTAAATTTAAATTTGTGCTATCTGATTTTTCAAATATCCCATAAATTTTAGTTACATCAGATTTTAACAGACATATTTCATCATCTTCAACTCTAGTTCCATATGGATAGTTTCCATAAACTAATCCATTATTGATGGTAGTTTCTCCTATTCCAGATCCAATTAATCTAGATTTGTCTACTACAATTGATTTGATTTTGGATTTATTTTTTAATTTTGCTTCTACATTAGTTTTAGTTAGGGTGGCAATTAATTTAGCTGAGCCACTACTAGTGGACAATCCATTAAATTTTATTATAGATCCTCCAGAATTATTATATGTTATAGTATCAAATTTATCATTTGTTAAAACTTCTGTAAATCCATTTTCTGTTGTCAGTACATATCTCTCTTCATCAAACGGGAGGAATCTTTCGTTCTGGTCAGCGGATATGTTTGCGGTAGAGTTTGATGTTATGGTCAAATCGAACTGTTTTTTTATAGTTAAACTAGAATTAGTTAAATCTACATTACTAATTACATTCTTTGGTAGTTTTGTGTAAAGATTTTCGTTGTCTGATGAATTTTTCTTCGTTCCAAGTAGTTTTAAATCAGTTACTTGTATATCGGTAGATGGTAATTGGGCATCACATACTCCAGTTACAGTTGTCAATCCAGTTAAAGTAAGAGTAGTTGCAGTTATATTTGTTACTTTAGCATATGTGGGATATATTTTTCCTTGGGATGTATATGATACTAAATCATTATTTTTAACTATACCAGAAAATACTGGAATATTAGATTTTATAGTAGAAATACCTGAAGTAGAGTCTACTTTTGTAATCTCTACATTTGAAAATAATTTTTTCGTGTCTTGTACGGTATCTGCGCAGAAAGTATATGAAGTTCCCACTAATCCATATAAAGACTTTACGCTATCTATTGTATAAGGTACTATTAATGTAGAAACTCTAGTATTTTCATTTTCTACATCATTAAAAACTAATTTTTCTCCAGGTATGAAATTGCCAGAAACATTATACGCAGTCAGTATACCAGAATTCGAAATACCGAATCTCAAAAATCCACTAGCACCACTAGATTTTCCTTTTATGTAAGATGGCGTGTTTAAGCTTAGATTTTCATTTATTGATATTTCTGTATAAGTTTGTATATCATATAAAGATATATCCCATTGATTTGCGTCTGGCGTTAAAGAATCATAAGACCCAGATTCTAAAGCAAAATCATAAACTCTAGCCATACCAATTTCTTTTCCGGCTGGAGAGGAAGAATTTATTCCTATTCTATCACTTCTTAGACTTAAAGTATAAGTAGAAAATCCTACAATCGGAGAGCCATATACTCTATTTAAAGTTAAATTCGATCCAGTATTATATACTACGCTTTGATTTTCTAATCTTTTAGTTGTTCTTGCCTTTTTGAAGTCTAAAAATACAGGAGAGACTACATCAACTTCATATCCTTTAATATATGCTTTTAAAGGAGAAATCTGATATGTACCTAAGGATTCATCTGGTATATTTTCATTGAATGTTATTTGGTTTTTATTATAGATACCACCATTTCCCAGTAAATTATTTAAGGTTTCTTTTGCTGTTATGGTTGGAGATTTGACATAATAATTTCCAGACTCATCATAAGTTCTTCTTGCTAATTCTTTTCCTAATTCATTTAAACGAGGATTTTGTTGTATACTTTGTATGACTCCATTATTAATTTCTAATAACTTTATGAAATTATTTGGAAACTCTTCGTCAAGCCTTATTTTTGTTAATACAAGTGATATTCCAAGCCTATCTGCGCCAGGAGCCACATAGTTTGAAAATCCTTTGGCGTTGTCATTTAAAAATTGATCTTCTTATGATGTGATTATATCTTCTAGTACTTCAAATCCAACAATATAACTCGGTGAATTGTTATACTGATCTAATATGATAAATTGTGGATCATTTTTTATAAAATATCCCCTTGCAAAATACACTCCAGAGTCAATTGACAACTGAGAACCTACAGAATTGCAATTTCTATCTATAGTGGAAGCAAATGCTTCTCCTCTTCTTATTGTTAAAACTGTATCTTGATTTTCTCCTATAGTAAATACTGTGTCTTCTTCTAAAAGTAAATTTTCGCCATCAGAAAATCCAATATATTCAGAATTTGTGTAATCAGAATCAATGAAATTTACATAGATTGTTGTATTATTTCTTTCTGATTTCTGTGAGTTTATACAACTTATTACTTTTGCTCTTACTCCACTAGACTGACCAAATATAATTTTTCCTGGAATAGGACCAAAATATTCAAATACATCTATGCCGTTAAAAGTATTTTTAAGTTCTACTGCATAATATCTATCATTATATGTAATATTTCCAGATATTACTGGACTTCCTTCTTGGAATGCCCATTGCCCAAACTGTTCAATTTGATTTTGAAGTATTGATTGTAGAGAGGTCAACTCTCTTGCTTGTATTGGATAACCAGGTTTAAATAATATCTTATGATATATATTATTCGGATTAAAATCGTCAAAATATGGATAAGTATTTAAATTAGTTTTTTGTGGCATGATTATCCTAATATATTAAAACTGTAAGATTACTTTTACATCTTCTTTTTGATTAGAAGATCTTGTTATTCCTGGTCTGTGGTCCACATAGATAATGTCACCAGAGTTTGGCTTTACTTCTGGAAAAGATACTCCAGAAGTAAATCTTTGTCCAAGGTTATAATTAACATTATTTATTACTGTTGTTATTCCAGTATATCCATTATCTATTTTTAATGTTAGAGGGAATCCAGTAATATCCAATGAACCGCCAGCCAAAATACTACTAGTAAACTGTATTTTTTCATTTCCGTATGTGGAAATATTTTCTGGTTTCCTGTTTCCATTACTATCGTATTCTCCACCCAAGTTAAATCCATATAATGATCTATCTTGCCAATATTTCAATACTCCAGTTTTATTATCATAAGATATAACTTTTCCGACAGCTGTGATTCCAGTTCCAACTGTTTGTGTTATGATAGAATCCGGCTCTATCACTAGTCCTTTGTAATCATCAATTACATTTTTTCCAATTAGCTTTAGTGCATAAGTTGCACTTGCTCTATCTTTGTCTAAAACTATATTAGAATTATAATCTAATGGATTATTTACTATTCCAATTCTAGATATTTGATTTCCAGTGATAAAATCTGGATTTGTTTGATCATTTTCAAATCTGGAATATATTAACAAATTATATGCGCCCAATTCCCTATAAATGTCATACCCATGACCATTTTTTGGTGGAATAATTACATCAAATTTTGGTAATGACGCTCCAGTTGGGAAGGCAATGTCACTTACATCTACTGTTCCATATGTGTAATTACTTCCGCCATTTGTCACGACTATCGAAGACACTCTTTCATCATTGCCGACAACAATACTTACTCTTCCACCAGAGCCATCACCCAAAATGGGAATATTAGTGTAAATATTTGGCCCCCCTAAAGTTTGCCCAAAATTTCTAATTACTACTACTTTTATCTGACCACTTTCTATGGCATTGTTTCTTATCAATTGGTATTTTGTGGATGTTTCCCAATCGGAAGGGACAGGAATATAATTAAGTGAATCAAATTTTATTACATCATCTATATTTAATGTGTAAAGATATTTCCAAATGTATCCATCTTCGGTCACTTTTGGCTCAAGGTCGGTAAAATTTGGCTCAATCAATGATGGGACACCTTCAAAATTATTATCAGATGATGCTCCATTAAACAGACAAATGTATACTTTGTAATCAGTATTTAATATATAAAAATTCGATTGGTATAAATTTGGCTTCTCTGATGGATTTGATAAATTGTTTCTGCTTATATCATGCCTATACATGTCATAAGTCGATCCAGAAGACCAAACATTTTTTTTGATGACATGCCTTACATCAGAATCCGGATTTATCCTTTTTAAGGATATCATATTTTCCCAGCAATCATTCTCATCATCAAATGAGTCTTTTGGTGGTAATGGACTAGAATCCCAATTTACATCATATTCTGTTTGATTTGGTAACCCAACAAAAGTATATAATTTATTTTCACCGGATTTTAGTGAATTTACAAAACTTTTTGCGTTTAGTATTCTAATTTGATCCGTTATGATTGCTGACATTTATCTTGTTTTTGATACTATTTATGTTAGATAATTGAAATACCTTAATGGAGATTTTCTCCTTATAATTGGGGTGTCATTTAGTCCAACTACTCCATAATTTTGAGTTACCGCAAATTCTTTTGGTGATTTTCTAGAATTTGGCTGGAATTCTATCAATCCCCAGCTGTAATTACCATAAAAATTACTAAATCCAAATCCGGCAAGACCATTATAATCTTGAACACTAACTACAACTTTAGCTACATCAGTGAGACCAATTCCATATGCGTGTGTTTGTCCTATGGATACTGATAGTACTTCATATACATTATCTATAGATATAGTTCCAATTCCAATTACTATATTATCTCTACCTATTGAATTTAATCCATTTCCTATATTACTATTATATACTTCAAAAAAGTAATTTGTTTTTATATTGCTAGTATCTATCATTTCATCTACATATTCCAAATCTCTCAAATAAGAATCCGACTCTATTAGTAAATCAAAGATTAGCCCGGTTTGAGCAACACCAGGAATAGATGTAGCTGCTATTCCTGTAATTATTCCAAAATCGCCACTATAATTTACATTAGATATGGCCTCTCTTTTTATTTCCAATGGGCCATTTGCTGATATTATTTCTATAGAATTTCTATCCTCTGTAACATTATTTTCTTTTTTATTATCGAAAATAGTTTTTACATTACTTACATATATTTGAGTTGTCCCAATTCCGACACTTTTTATTATATTTGTAGTTGGATAAATTAATGGCTCATATATTGGCCTATCTTTGGTTATTTGTTTTCCTTGGATCACCAAATCTTGCCTTTGTTTGGTCCAATTTATTGGTCTCAAAATATCAACATCATCTAATATTCCATTTTTATTATATAAATTTGTTTTTGCTATATCTACAGATGTTATATCTTCTACTAGTCTAAATTCTTGCCTATAATTATAATCATCACTTTCTAACTTAATATAATCCCCTTGTTTTATTGTTTCTAAAATATCAACATCTTTGACATCTATCCCGTTTGTTCCCCTGTAGAAAATTATTTTACATTTATCTTTATCTCCATTTGGGTATGATTTTAGTGGTTCAGCAAAAGTGATAGTGCTGCCGCCATTGAAAAAATATCCAACTCCAGGCTCTTGTAAAACATCATTTACGAATATCAATAATGTTGCTTCTATGTCGATATTAGATCCCGGCTGTGATACAATAGAGAACCTATTTCCTTGGTATGATAATGGAAAAATTCTTTTTTTGCCATCAATTAGATCTGAAATGCCATCTAATAATATGATATTTCCTATTGACCACCCAAAAAATGTATCTGAATATGTTTCTACTATAGTCAATTGAAATTCTCTGAATTGTCCTAGTGTAGGTATTCCAACCACACCATCTATTGGTAAAGTTAATATGTCACCAACAGAATATGAATACCCATAATTCTTTACAGTAAAATCTATTACACTAGATCCTTGTCCAACTACGATATCAATGGTTGCTTCAGTTCCGACTCCCGCATTACCACTATATTTTAGTGGAATGTCACTATAAGATAATGGGGAATCAAATACAATTTTTGGGGGATTGTATTTTTTGAATTTTACTGATGAATATATTGGTATTGAAGATACTGGTGCATCTGAACTCGATATGAATACACTGGATGCTCCTATCCCAACAATAGGAGCATTTTTTATACTGGGTTCAATTGATATAATAGGATATTTTTCTGGAATAATCGATACATCTTCTACAAATATTTCTGTGGAAGCAGCTGATACTATTTTTGTAGTTTTTGTTTGGCCCACTAACGGATATGAGGTATATCCAAATCCAGGATTGGTAATTGCCACTCCAATTATATTTCCATTTGAAACAGTAGCAGTTCCTATAAACTCAATATTTACTGTACTTTCATCTGATGTTTGTACCCCAACTCTAACTGTTTGTAAATGCCGTCTATATCCAGAACCACTGTTTCCTATGGAAACTCCCTGAATTGTTCCAGATATCGAAACTATTGCTGTGCCTCCAGCGGATACTAGAGGCTGATAACCAAATCCAGCAGTCGAACCAACCGAAACAATAATTCCTCCTCTTGGTATGCTAGCATTATTTGGATCGTATGAAATTGATGTTGCGGATCCGGTGAAATTTATTTTTGTGCTTGATCCGACTTCACTTAAATTGAAATCTTCTGTCGGAATTTGTAATACATTATTAATTAATATTATTGACTCATCTTGATAAAAATCCACCAATTGGGTAGATTGCTCTGTTAATTCGAATGTTTTCTGTGATGAATTGAAATCCTCCGATATATCATCAAAAAGATAATTTTTTTCGTATGATTCTTCGGATAAAGTTGGATCGCCAGACCGCACAAAAACTCTACCCTGAAAAGTTGATTGTGCAGTAGATTCTATTGGAATTGATTCTGATGTATTATATTCTTCTTCTGGTTCAGTTGGCCCATATGGGGCAGAATCAAAATAAATTGTATTCCCAACTATATTATAATTTCCTTTTAATTTTTGTACTAAATCTCCTGAGCTGTGTGATGATATCCCAGATCCAAGCCAAGGTCTTTTTACAGCGACATAATTGGTACTTCCTATTCCAACTACTTCTATTTTCATTATTTCTTGATTGATTTTTATCAAATCTCCAGAAAAAAATGAAGATATACCAGAGAAAACTAGAACATCACTTACAAAAGGTAAATTTTGTGTTAGTGATGTTGTAATTGATGTGCCAACAATTGGGGATTGTATCAAATTATCAATACAAATCAGAGATTTTACATTTTGCTTTGTGGAGGTTACATAATGATTTGCGTCCACTCCCATAGAGGTAAAGTCAAAAAGTATTGGTGGGTCAAAGAATGCATACTCTGGACTAGAACACAATCCAATCCTGGCATTATCAAATTTATATACATAACAATTTTGTGGCAATTTATTGGTATTTCCGATTCCTGATACATATGCAGTCGTAATTCCTATGGAATTATTTGTCAGGTCTTCATTGAATTCGTCGGATCTATATAATACCTTTTCTCCAGTAACAAAAAAATGATTTGGCAAATAAATTGAATTCTGATTTAAGTTGACAATTGATGAATTACTTCCATCAAATGCTCTTTCGAATATTGGAATACCTTTATGAGTTAAATTAAAATTTAATTTATTATTATCATTTCCATATCCAAGTTTAATGGCTGATGTTACAATGCTAGAATTTTTTAAATCTATTTTTGATGGCGATTTTGGGAGCTGAACAAATCCCAAAGTCTGTTGAAATACTTTTATTTCGACATCTATATTTGGATTGGGAGTAAAGGTCAACTCAAATATTCCTGAAATATTTGTATCAAAAGTTCCAATGCTGTCATTGGAACTTATTTTACCGTACTCAACAAAAATCGATTCTGTCAAATTATTTGAAGTCAATAATTCAGAAAATTGTATTTTATTATTTGTAATGTCATTTATTTGTATTATATAATAAGCCGACAAATATTGTATTGGATATGTTGATATTACATGTTGTGTTGGACTAGTTGATGCCGCAATCGAAACAGAATTCGAAGAAAAATTAGAATAAGTTAATTGTCTTTCTCCAGACTCTGTATACTCGGTTTTTGCTAAAGAAACCGCAACAACATTAGAAGTATAATTTTCAGATATATCCAAAGGTGAAAAATCTATATTAATGTTGTTCGATCCATCTCTATAAAAATTAAATGTTCCTATTCCAGATAAGGACTGAGTTCCTAAGTTTAATCTTCCATATTCTACATTAAAAATATCAGTATCTGTACTAGTTAAATTTAATTCTAAGAACTCATATTTTTTTTTATTTCCTGTTAATTCGACAATCAACTTTGATGAACTAAATTTCTCAGGAATTTTGAAAATAGTTTTAGTAATACCAGAAGATATCGAAGTATTGGAAGATGCAACACTTACTACATTTCCCAAATCAAAAAAAGAAGACTCTGTAATAAATTGCTTGGTGTCATAATAAACAAACCCATAACTGTAATCATTTATCCTGTCATCTAGAGGAAAAAAATCTAAAACTGCTTGATTTGATGCTACAGATAATGAATAACTTCCAATATCTTCTTTTGTGTGTATCTTTCCATAACTATTTGAAACTACATTATCCCCATCATTTAAAAATGTTAGTATTGATGATTGTACTTTACTGTCATTTATTTCATTCTTTGTTAATAAAAAGAATTTTGCAGCTCTAGTTTTTGAC